CGCTACACTGACACAAAGACAGCAGATGCTGGTTTCCAAAACTTGTTGTTCAAGTCAGCTCCAATCATGTATGATGTGCACGCTCCTGCAGGAACAATGTTCTTCTTGAATAGCAAGTACATCAAGCTTGTTGGTCACAAAGACAAGTGGTTCAAGCAGACCGACTTTGTACGTCCTGAAAACCAGGATGCACGCTTTGCACTTATCATGTGTTACGGAAACCTTGTTGTTTCTAACCGTGCTAAGCAAGGCAAGCTGACTGCAAAGACAGCCTAGTAACTAATGTTGTTTGGGAGGGGGTATCCGCCCCCTCCCTTACTGCTAATAACATTTAGGAGGGCGTAATGCCAAAAAACTATTCAACATTAAGTTCACGAGATTACGATGACAAGGTAAGCGGAAAAAAAGCTGCCAACCGTGCATCGGCAGACCGTCGTCAAGCATCATACTTGTCTAACAAGAAAAAGAATGACGCAAAAGCTGAATCGGTTCGTGACGCTTCTCGTGGTCGCGCTATGGGCGCCGCTTCTCGTGGTGTAGCATCTGCAAATAAGTCTGCGGATAAAGCTAGCGCAGCTCGTGATGCGGCCCGTGGTCGTGCCAAAGCTGCTGCTTCTGCCGGAGTGTCTACAGCCAAAAAAGCCGCTAGTAAGAGCGCATCTTCTAATCGTTCTGCCATGCAGAAAGATAAAAAGGGTAGCTCTTGGCTTGAAGGTGCAAAATTTGCTGAGTTTGCTGGAAAAATGGAAAAAGAAAGTTCTGCAAAGGCACGCAACATGGGTGCAGCACAGCGTGGAGCTTCAGCAGCTAAAGCGGCTGCTTCCAAAGCCGCCGCAAAGGTTGACGCTTCTCGTGACGCTTCTCGTGCTCGTGCCAAGAGTGCAGCTTCTAGTGGTGCATCAAAAGCTGCAAAGGTTAGAGAAGCTGCTTCTAAGCGTTCAGCTGCACAACGTGCCGCTGTGGCTTCAAACAGGCGAGCTGCATCACGGGCTGGTCGACGTTAAGGTAACAAAATCAACATAGGGTATGAGTAAACAACTTGCCCACACCCTTTATGGTGAACCAGTCAGGGGTATCCGTCCTGCCGCCCAAGTGGACGGTGCCCGACTGGCCGCCGGTTCCGCCCCTTATTTGGGGCGTAATCGTTGTGTAGCCAACAACGACACCTGTGAAGGTCCAAAAGCTAAAGAAACCGAGTATTGTATTGGGCACCTTCGTGCCATGTCGAAAAAATCTGAGGAGGTAAAGAATGACGTCAGTGAATGACCTCCGTGCTTTTGTTTATCAAGTTACCGATGTTGACGAACTGGACCTTCCTGCTTCGCTTATACATTTGTATATGCAGGATGGTTTTAACCGTATTGTCAACCTGGAGCGTCGATGGCCTTTCTATGAGACGACATACACATTAAATACTACAGCATCTCAGCGTGATTATCCTATCAGTTCTATTGGTTCCGGGGATTTGCGGGAAGTAATATCTATTTTGGATAACAGCACTTCCGGTAATCGTTTGGCTATTATCTCACTGGATGAGGCCGAGGCTGTGTGGCATGGTTCTTTTGATGTTCCGACTCGTCCATTGTTTTTTGCTGAATGGGCTGAAACCATTAAACTGTACCCTAAACCCGACACGGTGTATCCGTTGATTATTCGTGGCTATCGTAAACCAAGCTATGCTTGGGTTAACAACACTGCTTTAGCTCCCGATTTAGATTATCGTTTTCACCAGCCTCTTGCATATTATGCTATCTCGCAGGCTTACAAGCGTCAGGAAGACAATGAAATGTCCGCCGTTTATCAACGTTCGTTTGATGAGGCTGTGGCATTGGCTCGTGCGGAAGTTATGCGTCCACCTTCGCATCGACCTATGATTATGTCTAGAGGAAACGTTATGCCGAACAGTAAATACTGGCTTGAGTCTTTGGGGAGAACCCTGGGGCAATAATGGCTACAATGCGGGTTTTCAGGCAGGATGATTTTACTGGTGGGCTTAATTTGCGAGCCGACCAGTTTCAGCTTGCCCCGAATGAGTCGCCTAAAATGTTAAACGTAGAAATTGACCCACGTGGCGGTGTGTTTAGCCGTGGTGCTATGCGTCGCATTAACGCTACCCCTGTTCCTGCTGGTGCTAACTGGGCTCCCGAAACACTGATGCAGTTTTCAGGTAAAGACAGCAACTATATTATGCTTGGAACTGGTAAGCGCGGTGTAAACAATGGTGGTGTTTTTTATTCTCAGGGTAGTAACTTTTCTGACTTAACGATTCCTGTGTCTGCGGAAAACGGTCCTTCTTTTGGGCCTTGGGGTTCTAATATTTATATTTTTACTGGCTGGGATACTGATATTGTAAAGTGGGATGGCATAACTAAAACTACTCTTTCTATCAGTGGTCCTACTTGGCAGAACTCTTATACTACTCCTTCCGGCAGTTTTGCGCCTAGAGCAAAACATGCCGTAACTCATGCTGGTAAGTTGTTTGTTGCAGGCACAAAAGAAAACGGCGTTGAACATCCCAACCGTGTTCGTTGGTCGCATCCAAACAACCCTGAACAATGGGCAGACCTTGACCGGATTGATATTCTTGGTGGTGGCTCGGAAATTGTTGCTTTGACAGTGTTTGCTGGTCATCTTGTTGTTTTTAAAGCTAACGCTGTTTACGCTATTTTTGGTTATGATTCGGACACGTTTCAAGTTGTTGAAGTTTCTCGTTCTGTTGGGTGTCCTTCCCCCCATGCTGTTGTTACCACAGAACGTGGTGTGTATTTCTTTTCATATCCTGATGGTTTAATGCTTTACAATGGTGAACGTATTGTTGATTTGTTTGAACCTATTCGCCCCGCTTTAGTTTCTGGTGATATCAACCCTGTTGCTGTTGATAAAATATATGTCAATTATGTTAACCGTAGGGTTTGGGTCTCGGTTCCCTATAATCTTGGAACAGCAGTTAATTATCCTAGCGTGTCTTTTGTTTATGACCCTACTGTTTCTCAACGTGGTGCTTGGTTAATGTTTTCCACATTTGATGGTCGTGGAGCTGCTGGGGGATGTACGTTTATTGAACGCAATGGTTCAACACGGCATATTATTGTACATCCAAATCAACCAAGAGTTTTGGAAGTTGATTTGTATGGTGTTGCTTTTGATAATGTTGCTGGTGTTGATAGTCAGTTTTCTAGTCTTTATCGTACACGGTTTATTGATGCTGGTTCTTATAGTCAAAAGAAAATGTTTAGACGACCTGATATTGTTGCCAAGCAGAACTCAACGGAATCCACTATTGGTATTCGTGCGTTTGGTGATTACGAAGAAGCAGAAACTGGTGGTATCAGAACCTATACGGTAACTATTCCCGCAAGTGGTTCGGGTATGACTTGGGGTTTATCCAACTGGGGTGTTTCTAATTGGGGTCCATCAAATAGGGGTTCACAGATTGTTACTGGGCGCAGTATTGGTCTTGCACGTTCTGTGCAGTTAGAGTTCACGGGGCCAACAGGGCAACCGTGGGGTATCAACAGTTATACTTTGAAATACAATCCTAGGAGGGTTAAACAATAATGGCTAGCTTAAACTATACACCATCTTCTTTTACTAACGGTAGCCCAGCTGACGCCGACCAGGTCAATGCTGTGCTTGCACAAATCAAAGCGTTTGTTGAAACCGAAACTGTCCAACGGGACGGTTCGGTTAAAGCTACGGTGGGTTCGTTGGATTATAACTCCGTACCTCAAACTACTGTTTCTACTGCTGACCCTACTGGCGGTAAAAATGGAGATGTTTGGATTAAAGTGATTTAATATGCCTGGTGCTAACGGTAATACGCCTAAAGCGTTTAATGGTGGAACATGGAAGGATTGGAATGCTGTCCAAGGCAACTTGGCTGGAACCTGGCGTCTCGCTTCTGATGTTTTTATTCGTCGCAATGATGTGTGGACTAAGGTGTGGGTTCGCCTGACGGCACCCACAGCCGGGTCTTCTTCCATTAGTCATGTTACTGCTACTATTTCCTGGACTGCTGGTGTAGGTCAAGAGGGTTTCAAGTTGTATCGCAATGGTACGTTTGTTAAAAATGTAATTGGCGCAAACACAACTACTGATGAAGTTCCAACAATGCAAGCCAATCATGTGTATACAGTTTCTGCCTATGCTGGCCCAACAGAAACTGAACAGATTGCGTGTGGGACTGTTCGTGCCGAGGTTCCTAACGTTATATCTGCAGCCAACCTTCAAAGAAACTGGAACTATATTAGTGACAGTTGGGATGGTCAGTCTTTCTTGTTCCGACATGGAACATCATTGCCAGCACCAAACGCTACCGGATATCAGTACTCAATTGATAATGGTTTGAATGTTTACACTTCGGCTATTTCGTATCCCTTGACTCAGGCAATGTCCCCCGGCACAACAGCCCAAATTATTTGGCGTGCTTATATCGTATACAACTCTGTAACATATTACGGTACGTGGTCAAATGTGACCACGGTGTACTCTGGTTTGCCAAAGGTTAGAACGGCACAGAATAATGACATTCCATTTGACGCTTGGCTTGACCAAGAACGCTATTACACCGGTTTTGGTGCCTTCACAGAATTAAACACTGGATACTTGGCCGCAGACATTCTTGTGGACTCATATCAATTCCGCAACTTGACAACAAATATTGGTAGCCAAATAACATCCGCTACACGTAGTATCGTTATTTCAAAACCTGGCACTAACATTACTCTTAGTGGTACACCTTACGTAAGTAACGGATGGGATTCTGCGGTATTTACCGATTATGCTGACCAACGTTTTCGTGTCGACCCACAAGGTTCGGGTTGGTTTAACTTTAACAACGCAAACAAACTTAGTGGAACAATACGATTTGTTGTTCGTCCAGTAACACAGGTAGCCGTTCCTTATACCATCACGTAATTATGTCCACAGAAACACCACGCAATAACCCACCGTTACAAATATGGACCTCACCCCTAATGGGGGCTTTGCGGTCTTCTGATGCACGCACCTTGCAACATATATTTACATCATTGCGTGACTATCTTAAAGATATTAACGAAACAATATCAGCAAACTATTACAACCTAAGTATTGGTACTGTGTCTGTGGGAACAGCGGCGGCAAACATTACAGGCACGTTTCCTAATCAGACTCTGAACTTAACCTTACAGACCGGACCCCAAGGGCCTACCGGCCCAACGGGTCCGACGGGTGATACTGGTGCTACTGGCCCTGTTGGCCCTCAGGGTATTAAGGGAGACACGGGAGACACTGGTCCGACGGGTCCGACGGGTCCTATTGGTTTAACGGGGCCACAAGGCATACAAGGCATACAGGGCGACATTGGATTAACTGGACCCCAGGGACCCCAGGGAATCCAAGGAGAGACCGGTGAGACGGGCCCTGAGGGGCCTACGGGGGCTGGTGGGGCTTTGGGGTACTGGGGGTCGTTTTATGACACTACAGACCAAGCCCTAGCTTCTACCAGTGCCTCCCAGGTTGTTTCAATAAACACAACAGCTGATGGCAATGGTGTCACTATAGAGAATGGTGATGAAATTACTTTTGCACATCCCGGTGTTTATGCTTTAACTTTTTCTGTTCAAATAACAAACCTTGCAAACAGCGTTGAAAAAGCTGTTTTTTGGTTAAAATATAACGGCACTGATTATCCTGATTCTGCTACGGAAATTGACCTTCAACCCCGCAAAGATAGCTCCACACCTAACCGTCAAGTTTTAACTGTTAATTATGTTGCTGAAGCGACAACAGCTGGTGATTATGTTCAGATTTACTGGTCAGGCACTAACACTCAGTTGAAGGTTGAAACCCTTCCCGCAGGCACATCTCCGGTGTATCCTCAGGTGCCTTCAATTATTGTTACCGCTACTCAAGTTATGTACACACAACTTGGACCTACTGGTGCTACTGGTGCTACTGGTCCTGCGGGTCCTGCGGGAGCTACTGGACCTACTGGTCCTGTTGGACCTGTTGGTCCTGCCGGTCCCGTGGGTGACACTGGTCCTGCGGGTCCTACGGGGGCTACTGGACCCACAGGTCCTACAGGTCCCGCTGGTGCTACTGGCGCTACTGGTCCTGCTGGTCCTACGGGAGCTACTGGACCCACTGGTCCAGGTGTTGCGGCTGGGGGTACAGCAAATCAAGTTTTAGTAAAAGTTAGCTCTACCAACTATGACACAACGTGGACAAGTAGTTTAAATTTGTCGGCTTGGACTACTTCGGGGCGCAATAACTCTAACGAATGGATTCAGTTTAACAATCATTCAGGTCTTTATTCGCCTCTCAATGGTGCGCACTTCTATCCCAACAATGCGACTTACGGTTCATGGCGTATCGCTGGCCTTCGTAACACTTGGTTCGGCTTAGAGTTTGACACTACTCGTGGTCAGAAGTCTCTGATGATGGGGGACAATACAACATCCGGACAAAACTACACAGGAGTTCATTTGAATGGTGTCGGTTGGAGGTGGTTCTTCAACGACCAAGGTTTGTCATGCGCCGCAGGAGTTCCTATCGCTGGCAACAACACAGGGTTCTGGGGCGGTGTGCCTGCCTTTGGTATTCCTGCTTGGAACTTGATGGGGTCGTATCAGTATTACAATCCGTCAGATGGTCGCTTCAAAGACAATCAAAAGCCGTTGCCTCTAGGTCTTTCTTTCATCAACAGACTGAAGCCCACTGAATATACGAACATCTATCCACGATGGGTAGACGAGGATGAGACTGACCCTAGCAACACAGAGAAAGTGCTTGAGTGGGAAGTTGGAAATCGTTTGCGCTCTGGTCTCATTGCTCAAGAAGTAAAGCAAGCCCTAGCAGACGAGGGAGCAGGGGACTACGCTATGTGGGGATTAGCAGACAAGGATGACCCTGACTCATTTCAAGCACTGTCCTATCACGAGTTTATCGCACCACTTATCAATGCTGTGCAAGAACTTTCTGAACGTGTAAAAGAACTGGAAGCAAAACTGGAGAAAACTAATGAATGAACCTGTGAAAAAACTTAAAGTACCCGACGAACTGAAGAAGTACGGCAACGGCAATATCCCACCGCATGAGCTGGTGGATATTACCGGTGGCGGACGTATGTGGGGTCCAGCAGGTTTTTGGTGGAACCACATGTGCGCAGAAGCGGCTACAGCTGGTGTACGTATCAAAGGTGTTTCCGGCGGGTATCGCTCATACAGGGCGCAGGAAAACTTGTTTTATGACCGTTACTCTCCCAAGGCTACGGGGCGTAAGCCGGAGGTTACACGTATTTGGGAGGGTCGCAAATGGTGGCTTCGCAAAGGCAAAGCCCCTGTTGCTACCCCTGGTCATTCTAACCATGGTTGGGCTTTGGCTCAGGATATTGAGGTGCCACGTAAAACCTATAAGTGGATGTGCAAGAACGCTCCTAGGTTTGGTTTTTATCTCCAGGGTCCTTCTTTGCTGCCTAACGGTAAAGGTAATCCTGAGTTTGAGGCTTGGCATTGGCAGTTTTGCCATGTCTAGACGGAACGAAAACATCTTTATATAGGAGTTTGTATGAGTAATTTTGATTATCTAGGATATGGCCAGCGTAAACGTGCCGCTACAGCAAAATTGGGAACCGATTTGGCTTCGGGTGCCCAAGCTAATTTCCTTGCTCAACAGCGTGGTACACGCAAAAAGTTTGATATTCAACAACAGTACGAGAAGGATGCTCCTCGTGCGGTTAATCGTTTTACCCAGCGTGGTTTAGCTGGCCCTAATGTTCAGTCGGGTGTTTTTGCTAAGGGTATGACCGAGATGGCTACAAAGAATTTTGATGATATTGCTGGTGCTCAAAGAGAGATGGATGATGCGCAGTCGCAATGGACTTTGGATGAGGGTCGATTGAGGTCGCAGTATGATACA